GGTACTACTTTAAATAATGTACCTTACGGAACTAAAATCCCATTTAATTCAGCAATGATTAAAACTATCCTAAATAATAATAAAGATGCTGAATCAGCTACCTTAAAAGTAAATTCACAAGGTTTGATGAAACTCGAATTTACAGGTGAGAATTGGGAAAGCTTTTATTATATTATTAGGAAAGCAGATGTTTAACATATGTATAACAGAATACGAAAGACCCTAGGGCACGTACATTTTTTATTAACCGCTGATCTTAGAGACAGCATAAATTAAATTAAGTGATATGAGTACACTATTTCCTTATGATCTCTTATTTAGAGATTTCTTCAAGTCTGATCTAGACTTCCAACCGGCTACAACAGCCAAATTTACACACCCCGTAGATATTTTTGAAACAGACAAAGGACTTCATTTCGAAGTTGCTTGTACTGGTTTATCTAAATCTGATGTTGAGTTAAACATCGAAGGGGATATTCTAAAAATTTCATACAATAAACTAGAAGGTGAACTTCAAGAAGCCTTAGAGTATAAAGATCGTAACTACATCCATAAAGGTGTAGCTAAACGTTCATTTAATCTAGGTTATAAAATTGCTTCTAAATTTGATCTTTCAAAAGCAGATGCTATGATGGAAAATGGATTATTAGCAATTCAAATTCCTTATGCTGATGAAGCAAAGCCAAAAGTTTTAAAAATTAAGTAAGTTATAATTTTGAGCCCTAGGGTCTCTTTCGTATATTCACGGTAAATAAATAAAAATCAGTTATGGCAAAACCATCAAAATCAAATCTACGATTCATTAAGGATCCTGCTATGGAACCTTATTACATCCAGTTGGACGATTATTGTTACATCGCTCAAAAATCTACCTACTCAGAGGCAGGACATGAATATCAAAACACATTGGGACATTATAGTTCTTTAAGTGGTTGTATTGAAGCTATCGCTCGCGATGATGTTAAATCTCGCAGTTATGATTCAATCCGAGAATTTGTAGAACGTTTTGAAGTTAAAGCTAAAGAATTAAAAAATCTATTAAACGCATGATCGAAGCATTGTATAACGCGGTTGTTGTAAAACCGGTTGAAGTAGAAGAAACTACTTATGGTAATATCGTTGTCCCTGATATGGGGAATGACGTAAACAAAACAGCTGAAGTAGCAGCTGTAGGTCCTGGCTACACAGCTATGGGAGGTACTTTTATTCCTACTCAACTTCAAGTTGGTGATATTGTAGTTTTACCTACAATGGGATTCACTAAGTTTGAATTTGAAGGACAAGAGTACTGGATTGGTAAAGAAAATGAAGTTTTAGCAAAAATTAACAAGTAATGAGTAAAGTTATTGAATTTGGTCCTGAAGCAAGGAAACAACTTGTAAATGGAATTGATAAACTAGCAGATGCTGTAGTAGCAACTCTAGGCCCTAATGGGCGTAATGTTGTTATCTCTAATGGAGGTGTCCCCCAATCAACTAAAGATGGGGTTACAGTAGCAAAAAACATTACACTTGAAGACCCTATTGAAGAATTGGGTGTACAAATGGTTAAACAAGCTGCTATCCAAACTGCCAATTCAGCAGGTGATGGTACCACAACTTCTACGTTGTTGGCTCGTGAGATGGTAAAAGCAGGTCTTTCCCATCTTAATAACGGTGCTAACGCAGTAGAAATTAAACGTGGTATTGACAAAGCTGTAAAGCAAGTAAATCAACTTCTTAGTTATAATGCTGAAGATATTTCTTCAGAAGAACAACTTGAGCAAATTGCTACTATCTCAGCTAACAACGATCCAGAAGTAGGTAAGCTTATTGCTACTGCTATGTCTAAAGTAGGTCGTGAAGGTATAGTAACGATTGAAGAATCAAAATCAGGTGAAACATATCTTGAAACTGTAGAAGGTATTCAATTTAATCGTGGTTATAAGTCACCTTATTTTGTAACAAATAACTCAACAATGTCAGCGGTTCTTGATAAACCATACATCTTGATTGCTGATGAACGTTTTACTAAGGTAAAGGATCTTCTTCCTGTATTGGAAGGTGTATCTGGAACTGGTCGCTCTCTTCTTATCATTGCTGAAGACATTGATAATGAAGCACTCGCAACTTTGATTGTAAATAAGATGCGTGGAACACTAGCAGTTTGTGCGGTTAAAGCTCCTGAATTTGGAGACCGTCGTAAACTTATTTTAGAAGATATTGCTACACTAACTGGTGGAGAAGTATTTAGCAAAGAAAAAGGAATGAAGCTAGATAAGTTCTCTTGGGACTGGTTTGGTGAAGCACGTACTGTTAACGTAACTAAAGAACAAACTACAATTGTAGATGGAAAAGGAGAAACAGAACGAATTGAAGCACGTATTGAAGCACTTCAACAACAAATCGAGCAAGCAGGATCGCCGTTCGAAGTTGAAAAGCTCCAAGAAAGGCTCTCGAAATTCGTCGGAGGAGTGGCAATAGTCCACGTTGGTGGTAACACGGAAACTGAAATGAAAGAAAAGAAAGACCGTGTTGATGATGCTTTACAAGCAACAAAAGCTGCTATTGAAGAAGGTATTGTACCTGGTGGAGGTGCTGCATTACTTTATGCTCGTGAAGGCATTGAGAATCAAGATGAAATTGGCCCACAAATTGTATACCAAGCTTGTGGTAAGCCATTTGAACAAATTCTTATCAATGCTGGTTACGATCAAGTAAAGGCTAAAATGCTTGCTATGAATTTTGTTACTAGTGAAACTAACTGGGAAGGTTATAACCTTAAAACAGAAGAAATCACAAATATGAAAGAAGCAGGTATTATCGATCCCGCTAAAGTAACTCGCGCAGCACTTGAAAACGCTGCTTCAGTAGCAGGTACTATCCTACTTACAGAATGTACAGTAGTAGACAAACCTCAAGAGAATAATAATCAAGTTGATCCCATGTCAATGATGGGAGGTATGATGTAATGAAAACGGAAGTTAAAGAACATCTAGAACTAATCGCAACGAGAGTACCACCTGGTGACAGGTGGACTCTTGTTGGTGATTCTGTAGTACACAAATCAATCACAGACGCAATGCAAGCTTGGTTTGATAAAAATGGTGAAGCTGTAGAATTTAGACTTGCTCCCCTAGATAGTAAGTTGTATGTTATACGAAGTAAAGAGGTAGAAATTAAACCCGAACCTCCAAAGAATTATAGTTTATATGGTGACCGCGACTAAAGATCACACACTTTTAGTAGAAAAGTATCGTTCAAAAGTATTAGATGAGTATGTTGGAAACGAGAACATCAAAAAGACAATTCAACAATACCTCAATCAGAATGATATCCAAAACCTCATATTTTATGGGCCCGCGGGGACAGGTAAAACAACTCTTGCTAAACTTATTGTCAATAACCTTAATTGCGATTATTTGTATATTAACGCCTCTGATGAGCGTGGTATTGACACTATTAGAGAGAAAGTTTCTGGCTTTGCAAGCACAGCATCGTTTAAACCGCTCAAAGTAGTTATTTTAGATGAGGCTGATTTTTTAACAATCCAAGCACAAGCTTCACTTCGAAATGTAATCGAGACATTCTCACGTACTACACGTTTTATTATGACGTGTAATTATGTTGAGCGTATTATTGACCCACTTCAATCACGTTGTCAAGTCCTAAAAATTATACCTCCTTCTAAAGCCGAAGTAGCAGCTCACATTGCCGGAGTTATGGAGAAAGAAGGTGTTTCATTTGAACGTGAAGACCTAAAAACCATTGTAAACCAATTCTATCCAGATTTACGTAAATGCCTTAATACAATCCAATTATCAATTGTTCACGATAAAGTAAAAGGTGAAGACGATAAATGGCTTAAAATTGATAAATCAGTACTAGTCTCTTCTAATTATATGACTCAAGTACTTAAAGAATTATCTAAGTCAAAACCAAACTGGAGAGAAATTAGACAAATTATTGCAAATGCTAACGTTCAAGATTTTGAGGAGCTTTATCGTTATCTCTATGATAATGCTTCTGTATACGCAGATGGAAGAGAAGGAATGGTTGCTATTTACATCAACGAGTATAGCTATCAGTCTAACTTTAGGATTGACAAAGAAATTAATGCAATGGCGCTCATTGCAAAATTAATTGAGTTGAAGTGACATGAATTACCTATCTGAAAAACCCAAGTATCATTCTAATGGAGAATTCCAAGCCGAAGATGGTAGATGGATTATGTTAGAATGGGAAAGAGAAATCATGGAAGAATCTGCTAAGGTTATCTGTCAAAATGGGGGAGATATCTTAAACGTAGGATTTGGTATGGGTATTATAGATTCTTATATCCAAACACATAATCCCAGAACTCATTGGATAATTGAAGGTCATCCTACTGTACAAAGAAAAATAATAGAAGATGGTTGGCTTAAAAAACCTAATGTAAAAGTTATTTTTAAACCTTGGCAAGAAGTATATAATTATCTCCCTAAATTTGATGGAATATATTTTGATACTTGGGATGAAAACCAATCTGATTTTGACTTAAATATGGACCTTATGCTTAAGCCTAAAGGTATTTACTCCTTCTTTAACAACCCTGGCAGAGAAAAAAGATACTGGGAAGAAGAAGGATCATATCTATGTGAGCAACGTGAATGGAATCTTCAAAGATTAAATATTGATTTTAAACATTTTAAAATTAAAGCAGATATACCCGAAGGTTTACATTACTGGAGACACGATTTAAAAGATTATCATTTACCTATTGTTACTTTAAAATGAAATCATTTATAAAATTTCTTACAATTTGGATTAGCCAAAATTTGGCCGTACCGTTCTGGACAGTAGGACATTTCCACTTAATGACAACAGTTTATCAAGACATACATGAAATCCTAGCCAGTTTCGGTATGAATATTATAGTATTAATTGGCTTTATTATAGATTACAAAGAAAATGGATCAAATGAACATGAACATCGACCTTAAAAACACAGAGTCGGTAGAACACAAAAACGGTAAAGTATGGCAACAAGGTTTTGTCATTAGAAAAATCTCTAAATTTGTAGCTGGTACAGCAGAAGATGCATTTATGCCCATCCCAGTATTTTATGACCCTGCTAGTGGAGAAATTTTACAAGATACACTTCCAAAAGAACTAAGAGATGAAGCAGGTAAAAACAATCTTCGAGTGGTTGAATGAGATAACCACTCATAAAACACCTCCTCAAGAGATTTCGCAAGAATCGTGGGATAAGTTTAATTCTTACATGATACATAGATATGTATCTATGGACATGAATTACATTGATATTGTAAATTATGTTCAAAAGATTAATCCACAAAACAAAGAACAAATTTATTCCATCTACCGCGAAATGATCCCAAAGAAAAAGGTTTACCTTAAGTACATTAAAAACGAAAACAAAAGAAATTATCAAGAATTAGCAGAATATATAGCAGAGTACCTAGAATGTAGTTTAGGTGAAGCTGATATGTACGTTGATATTTTACAAGAATATGGTGTGCGAAGTATCCTTTGGAAAATGGGGGTAGATGAAAACGAAACCGAAAAATTGATTAAAAAAGCATTGTTATGAGTTATCTAACTGAAATGTTACGTAAAACTGCGGAAGCAGATAAAGCAAAAGCCCTATTAACCTTAGACATCCTAGAAAACAGCCCAGCAGGTATTGGAGATCACTCGACAGAGGATTTTTATAAAAACGCTGAAGAAGCACTTGCTATGTTAGCTGATGCTGATGATCGTTTAGAGGCTATTGAAAAATATATGATTAAAAAAGAAGTTATTTAAAATGAGTAAAAATAAAAGTTATGACCCATTTGGTAGTAGATGGTCAGACCACCCTTCTTCAGCAGATTTTCAGTTAAGAGATGAACCCGAGTTACATTATGGACTTACAGCTACCGAAACTCTTAAAAAAGAGTATCCTCATATTTACTCTGGTTATATGGATATCGTGGAAGAGCAGTTGGAGCTTTTTAGCAAAAAACATCTTGATTACGGTATGTCTAACATTAGCGCTGGTACTTTACTTGCTACTGAAGAAGAAAGGGCTTTTGCTCTTACAGGACTTTGGTACCGTATAAGTGATAAGATTAGTAGATGGAAAAATCTACTTATTAACAATAAAAGAATTAATAATGAACCACTAACTGATACCTACCAAGATATTGTTAACTATGGTATCATTGCTCAGTTAGTAGAACGAGGTTTATGGAAAAAGTAAAATTAGTTATTTTTGATTTAGATGGGGTTTTAGTTGAAGCTAAGAACATCCACTTTGAAGCTCTTAATAAAGCATTAGGTGAAAAATATGCTATTGATTGGAACGAACATTTATCTATCTATGATGGTTTAAAAACTAACCAAAAGTTAGAAATGTTAACTCAAAACAAAGATTTACCTACTGAGTTACATTCTCAAATTTGGGAAAATAAACAAAAATATACTTTAGAAGAACTCCGTGCCCTAAAACCTAACCAAACGCTACAATCATTAATGTCTGCCTTATCTGAGGATGGTTATAAAATCGCAGTATGTTCTAATTCAATTAGAAAAACTGTATTAACTGTTTTATCTAAGTTAGGAATTATGGAGTTTATGGATTTAATTGTTTCTAACGAAGATGTTAAAAACAGTAAACCTCATCCTGAAATGTATTGGAAAGCAATTTCTATGATGAGTTGCTTACCAGAAGAAACATTAATTGTAGAAGATTCACCCTATGGGTTGTTGGCAGCTGCTAGAAGTAAATCTTATATTTTAAGAGTAAAAAATCCTAAAGAAGTAACTTATACTAATATTTTTAAAAAATTAACAGAAATAGAAATGGGAGAAAAACAAACATCACCTGCTTGGAGAGATGAAACGTTAAACGTTTTAATTCCAATGGCAGGAGCCGGAAGTAGATTTGAACAAGCAGGTTATACTTTCCCAAAACCACTTATAGATGTTAAAAACAAACCTATGATTCAGGTTGTAGTAGAAAATCTTAACATCAAAGCCAATTATATTTACATTGTACAAAAATCACATCGTGAAAAATATAATTTAGACACTTTACTCAACCTTATTACCCCGGGTTGTAGAATCGTTGAAGTAGATGGATTAACTGAAGGTGCAGCTTGTACTGCATTATTAGCTAAAGAATTTATTGATAATGACCAACCACTTTTCTTTGCTAACTCCGATCAGTTTGTAGAATGGGATTCAAACGAATTTATGTATAAAATGAATGAAACCGAAGCTGATGGGGGTATTGTAACATTTGAAGCCACCCACCCAAAATGGTCTTTTGCTAAGATAGATGAAAATGGTTTAGTAACTGAAGTAGCAGAAAAAAATCCTATTTCTAATATTGCAACTGTGGGTTATTATTACTGGAAATACGGTTCGGATTTTGTTAAATATGCTGAACAAATGATTGATAAAGACGTTAGAGTTAATAATGAATTCTATGTTTGTCCTGTATTTAATGAAGCAGTTGGTGATGGTAAACAAATTCGTACATTTAATATTAGTAAAATGTGGGGATTAGGCACACCCGAAGATTTAAAATATTATTTAGAAAACTACAAATGAAAGTAGCATTCGTATTCTCAGGCGTTATTAGAGACCTAAACAGAACTACTAAAATTTTCCAAAATAAAATTGAAGAATTTAATGCTGATGTTTATGCTAGTTTTTGGGATATAGAAAATCCTGAAGATGGAGATACAATTGAAAATTTTAAAAATAATTTCAATCCTAAACACCTCGAAATCGAAAGTTGGGAAGCTTTTAAAAATTCAACTTGGGATATAATTAATCAAGAAGTTGAACCCCCTAGAGATTTATTTGAACCTGGGCAAATTAACGCTAGAAGTGGTAGCTTTTTTTCTATGTGGTATAAAGTTTGGAGGGCTAATATGCTTACTAAACTTAATTCTGAACCTTATGATGTTATTATAAGATTAAGAACTGATTTGGTTTTAAGTGATTGGTTTACTCCTAAAATAAACGAATATTTAAATATACCTCATGGAACAGTTTACATCCCAGCTTGGCTTAATTGTTATGGCCCTCATGATTTTATAGCTTATGGTTCACCTAAAATCATGGACATATATAGTAGTGTATATCATTATCTTACTAGATATCTAAAAGAAGGAGTTTATATGTACATCCCCGAAAATACTCTTAGACACCATCTAGGACAATTTGACCTCCCAATAAGATATTATGGAGATACAGTTTTACTGCGTGATGGTGGTAATGTAAGTAGAGACAATCCTACTGAGAATGATATTTACATCCCATCTACAGCTTACAATAAACAAGAACAAGATCCAAGTAAAACATTTTATAAATCAAGATTATAAATGAAACTAATATCACATAGAGGGAACTTAAACGGTCCCAATAAAGAACGTGAAAACCACCCAGACTATATTTACGAAGCTATCCAAGCTGGGTATGACGTAGAAGTTGATGTATGGTGGGTTGATGGTAAATTTAAATTAGGTCACGATGAA